TTAATATTCATCTTCATATTGAGGCCCAGCATAATTGTCAAAGCGCGACCACTGGCCATTAAATGTCAACCGTACCGACCCAATAGGACCATTACGTTGTTTACCGATTATAATTTCAGCAATGCCTTTTAAATCACTGTTCTCATGATAAACCTCATCACGATAAATAAACATAATGAGGTCAGCATCCTGTTCGATCGAACCTGATTCACGAAGATCCGAGTTGACGGGCCGTTTATCGGCCCGTTGCTCCAAGGAGCGGTTTAGCTGAGATAGGGCGATAACAGGAATATTTAATTCCTTAGCCAATGCCTTCAAAGATCGAGAGATTTCAGCAATTTCTAACGTCCGATTCTCTGATAATGAAGGAACCCGCATTAATTGCAAATAATCCACCATGATCATACTTAATCCGCCATTATCACGAAAAACGCGCCTTGCCCTCGAGCGTAATTCGGTCGGTGTTAGCCCTGAAGAGTCATCAATATAGATATTTTTCTTTTCAAGTAAGATCCCCATCGTACCAGAGATCCTCGACCAATCTTCATCATCTAACTGCCCTGTACGAATTTTTGTTTGATCGACACGTGATAGCGAGGCAAGCATACGCATCATGATCTGTTCAGAAGGCATCTCAAGACTAAAAATAAGAACCGGCTTATCATGCAGCATCGCCGCATTCTCACACAGGTTCATGGCAAAGGTGGTTTTTCCCATGGAGGGACGTGCGGCAACAATAATTAAATCTGAGCCTTGAAAACCGGCCGTTTTCTTATTCAGGTCCTGATACCCCGTATCAATCCCTGTCACGCCATCATGGGGTGTCGAAACGAGGGTTTCAATACGATTAATGGTCGCTTCTAAGATTTGTTCAATATTCTGCGGTCCACTGTCTTTACTGGTTCGCTTCTCAGCAATTTTAAACACACTGGATTCAGCTAGGTCGAGCAGATCCTCACTACTCCGACCTTGAGGATCAAATCCTGCATCAGCGATCTCATTAGCGACTGAAATCATCTCCCGAACAACAGCCCTTTCTCGCACGATCTCTGCATAGGCATTAATGTTCGCCGCGCCGGGAGTATTTTTGGCCAGTTCGGCTAAATAGGCAAACCCCCCCGCTAACTCTAATTCCGCACGAGTTTCCAGTGATTCTGATAAGGTAATCAGATCGATCGGTTGGCCCGATTCAAGCAAACGCTGCATTTGCGAAAAGATCAAGCGGTGTGGGCGACTATAAAAATCATCCGCCACCACACGCTCGGCCACGGTATCCCAACGCTCATTATCCAGCATCAATCCACCCAGTACAGACTGCTCTGCCTCCAGTGAGTGAGGGGGCATTTTAATCGCAGCAACCTGCCGGTCTGCCGATACTGTCGTTTTTTGAGTGGATTTATTACCTGCCATAACCTGTTATACCTGTCACCTGTTTGTAGTGATTGATTATACGCATTTCAAGCTGATTGTCGCTTTCTGTTACCTGTCAATGCCTTGATACCTGAGCGCGATGACGCTAAGGGTTCAGCATCAGCCCCACGCTCACGCTCTGATATCGGAGCGATACCTGATAAAGTGAATGTTACAGTAAAAGGCCTCGACTCGATCTCTGCCGACAAGCCGAACCTGCGGATCCCGTTCAGGATCATATCATGGAATAAAGACTCACTGATCAATCGAGTTTCCTACGTCATGGGCAGACATCACTCGTGATAGTGCCAGCTCGACAACACGCAGATCGGCACCTGGTTTATGCGCATTTTCACTGAGATACCGTCGCCATTGTCGTGCCCCAGGGATCCCTTGAAATACCCCCAACATATGCCGAGTCATATGTCCAAGATAAGTCCCTTGCGCTAATTGGCGCGCAATATAGGGGTACATGCTTTCAACAACGGCAAAGGGATCCGGTTTGGCTGTGTTAGTTGAGAAAATAACAGGATCGACCGCAGCGAGCAATGCGGGAGATTGGTAGGCTTCTCGGCCTACCATCACACCATCGACATGCTGTAAATGTTGCTGGCATTGCTCGATCGTTTGGATCCCACCATTAAGGATAATCTGTTGTTCAGGAAAATCCCGCTTCAATTGATAGACTCGTTGATAATCTAACGGCGGAATTTCGCGATTCTGTTTAGGGCTTAAGCCTGATAACCACGCTTTGCGAGCATGAATAATGAATTGCTCACACCCCCCCTTTACAGCAACGGTCTGAATAAAATCAGCTAAGAATGCATAGCTGTCCTGTTCATCGATACCGATACGCGTTTTCACAGTGACCGGTATACTGACCTGCTGACGCATGGCATCCACACACGCTGCAACCAAGCTCGCATCAGCCATTAAACAGGCGCCAAAACGTCCATTCTGTACACGATCAGAAGGACAGCCAACATTCAGATTGATTTGGTCATAGCCACGTTGCTCAGCGAGCACTGCACAACGGGCTAAATCCGTAGGATCGCTACCGCCTAGTTGTAATGCCAAGGGATGTTCTTCATCATTATAAGCAAGGTAATCACCCTTGCCGTGTAAAATTGCACCGGTCGTGACCATCTCAGTATAGAGTAAACTTTGTGACGTTAATTGCCGATGAAAATAGCGACAGTGCTTATCTGTCCAATCCAACATCGGTGCCACACAAAAACGCGAGGCAGGGTACGATGGCGTGAGGCCAGTATCATTACGGGTTTCGGGCAGGTTTTTAGTTTCTTTATTTTCGTGCATTATTTGTCTTTTTTCGTATTTTTTCTTTATCAGCACCCCCAACAGCACCCCTAATTCATGGGGTGCCGAACGAAGGTAAAGGAAAAGCATGGCTTACTATAGCATAGAAAAACGTCAACGCGCTGATGGGACTTTACGCTACCGCTACACCGTGGGCGTAAAAGAAGGTGGGAAATACCTCTACCGAGAAAACCGAACATTCAGCAAACCGGCACATGCCAAAACGTGGGGGGCTGGCAGGGTTGCTGGACTGGAAATTATTGGGGGCCGACCGGCAACGACTTTAAAAAACTGGCCGCTGGCGACCCGCTAAAACGCTACATCAACGATCCGAATCTCGGCGGTAAAGGCGGACGCACAAAACGCTATGTACTGGATATGTTGCTGGACTGCGACATAGCCGAAATCTCCCTTGCCGACCTACCAACCACGTTATCGAACACTGCCGCCAGAGAAACGGGGCTGGGGCTTCCCCATCAACAGTTAACCATGACATTAGCTATCTATCTTCCGTTCTTTTAACTGCCAAACCTGTTTACGGCATTGAATACACAACCAACCAAGCAACTGATGCAAGGCCGCTACTTACCCAGAGGGGACTAATCGGCAAATCGAGACGTAGGAGCCGTAGACCAGTCAGTGATGAATTGGAAAGATTGATAGCAGGGCTTGACGCCAGAAGCGATCATGTCGCAGCAAACGCGGGGCTTTTTGATTGAAGTTATAAAATTAATTGACAATTTTAGATGTTAAAATATTGGCACGGTTTTTTGGTGACCAGCAAGCTTTGCTGGCAGCGCAACTTCCAAATCCATATCAAGCCGGATCGCCATCACTACAAATCCCCCCTCTAAAGATTCCTCAGAGGCTCGTAGCGACCTTCTTACTGCATTCCTATCCATTGACATCGATTGAGCTATAAATCCTGTAAACGACTTTGACGATATTGAAGCTGTTGACTCTCTTATTTAATTAAAGGTAACTATCCATGAAAGTGAAATTAAACAATGTTCGTTTGGCTTTTCCGGCATTATTTGAAGCAAAGACAGTAAACGGTGAAGGTGAACCGCGCTTCAGTGCTGCGTTTATTTTTCCATCCGAGCATCCCTGCGTAAAAGAAATTGAAGCGGCCATTCATCAAGTCGCTAAAGAAAAATGGGGGCCGAAAGCGGACAGCGTGCTTAAATCTTTGCGCACCGGCCTTAAAGTCTGTCTGCACGATGGTGATGAAAAAGCCGAATACGAAGGTTATCCCGGTAATAAGTTTGTCTCTGCCAGTAATAAAGCCCGACCATTGGTTATCGACCGTGACCGCTCACCTTTAACCGCTGCAGATGCTAAGCCATACGCGGGCTGTTATGTTAATGCCACCATCGATATCTGGGCGATGGATAACAACTTTGGTAAGCGTATTCATGCCTCGCTGGGCGGAGTGCAGTTCTACCGAGATGGCGATGCGTTCGCTGGCGGCGGTGTGGCATCTGAGGATGATTTTGACGATGTGAGCGAAGGTGCTGACGCTGAAGCGCTGATTTAAAACGATAAGATCATTAGCTATGTCCGAGGGCTTAGTTAAAACTAAGCCCTAAATTATCCGTTCATCTGGTATCAATTTCATTAACCACTGTTGCTTGGTTTTTTAACCAACTGCTGATTTTTTAGTAAATTTAGCATCGATAACTTATATTCTTGTGAAGTAAACTTATCTATCTTTTTATTTAAAACCATTTCCTGTTCTTTTGAAATTCTTACGTCTCGCAATTTAATATGGGCATTGTTATTCTTAATACTAATAATTTTTCTGCAAAAACTTCTATCCTCAGGGCTTCTACAGCCTAATTTAAACGCGGCATTACTGCTATTGCAAACAGTAGCTCTGAACTTTAATCCAAGATTAGTTAGGTTGATGCGCATTTGTGGTGTCCTTAGATAAAAAAAAAATAAATCAAGTCGACAAATAAAAATACCAAAAATCGGTTTTGATTAGCTTTTTTTGACTTACTGTATCCAAAATCTTTGAAGATTGAGTATCGAACAATACTGCTCAAAGTTTGTAACCAACGCCGCGGTGATCTTGGCCGATGCCAACCAGACAAAGTTAACCGCAAACTCGATTATCATGCAGATACTGCCACACCAGACTGGTGTGTCCACTCCGTGTTTATCAGTGTGTAAAGTCCAAACCTTGGAGAATTTGGGAAGAACACAACGAGAAAGCGATGGGCCAGGAAGCTTTCGCTAAATTTCTTGAAGACCGTGCTGGCGATATCATTACCCCAATCGGTGCGGAACTGTTGTAAATCGCGACTAAATTCCAGGTGATCCGCAAAGCGGTATTTGGTTCCGCTATCCGTCTGGCCACCGGGGAGTTTCAGTTCAACTACAGCGATGAAAACGATCAAGGCACCATTGAGGTACCGGAAGTGATTACGCTGGGGCTGGCACCATTCCATAACGGTGAATCATATGAGGTGCAGGCTCGTCTGCGTTACTGCCTGCGCGAAGGTAAACTGGCCTTTATCTTCAAGCTCATCAACCCGGAGCGCGTGCTCGAAGATGACTTTAACGCTGTCGTGGAGCGTGTTAAAGCCGGTGTGACCGAAGCAACCGTTTACGACGCGCAAGCCGAGTGGATGATCTTCCACCCGGCAAAATGCAGGATGTTTTGCAATAATTGAAAAATGGAGAAACCTGCTAATAAATTCAAATCAGCGTTCATCTATTTTGGTGATAATAATTTCACCTCCTTTATTATTGTGAGGTAAAAAATATTCATGGCCATTAGCATTTACCCCGAATACTTGCAGTCGTGGCAATCTATTATTAGCATCACCTCAAGCAGTGTCAGTGGTTTTTAAAGAAACATGTCCAATTGATAACAACTTCTTTAAAATGAAATTATATTTATTAATTTTATATGAAAATTCATAAAACTTTTTTTGATCAGAATGCGAAATAATTAAATTACTAACGGCATTAGATTGTTTAACCGAGACAATATTTTTAGCAAGCTCGGAATATTTCTGGTTTTTCATGGCTAAATCAAGAGCTGCGTAGCTGCTCTTAAAAACAGTGGCACGTAAATAATTTACTATTTGCATAAAAATCCCCTTAAAAAGGAACATAAGAGCAAAGAAAAGCAATAATTACTACAAAAAAACAATCAAAACTATTTTATTAGCAAAAAATGCATGGCTAGTTTATGTCCAAAATATTGTGGTTAGACCTTGAAACCTATAGCGAAACGCCTATTAAAAATGGTACCCATGCCGATATTGAAAACGTGGAGATGATGCTGGTTACATGAGCGATTAATAGCGACACTGTACAGGTTTGGGACGTTACCGCTAATGCAAAAATCCCTCTTGAACTTCGACTCGCTCTCCAAAATTCGGATGTTCTGAATGACGCCCACCATAGCCATTTCGATCACACGGTATTAAATCACGCTATGCTAGGTGTCGCAGCTAGTGGCGTCGAGCGCTGGCAGGATACCATGGTCAGGGCGCTGGCACATGGTCGGGATCGCTGGGCGATCTGTGTGATATTCTCAGTGTTTCGCAGGATAAAGCCAAAGGTAAGGCAGGTAAACAACTGATTCTGCTATTCTGTAAGCCTCGTCCCAAAAACAGCGCTATCCGCCGCGCGACTGCCAAAACACATCCTGTCGAGTGGCAGAGATTCGTTGAATACGCTGGGTGGGATATTGATGCCATACGCGAGATCGACAAAAAGTTACCTGCTTGGAATGACTCAGGTCAGGAACTGCTGCTCTAGCACCGTGATCAGCGCATGAATGATCGCGACGTATTTATGGACGTGCAGCTTGCAGAGGCTGCTGTTATTGCGATTGAGATGGAACAGAAGGTTCTTGCCAAACCAACGTGGGAACTCACGGACAATAAGGTACAGATAGCAACACAACGTGACGCCATGTTAAAGCATATTGCTAGAGCAGTTACTATCGAACTGCCTGATATGCAAGCCAGCGCCTTGCAGCGACGGATTCACGATCCTGATTTACCGTTTGAACTTCGTGAATTACTCGCTATTATCCTACAAGTCAGCGCAACCCGCACCAGTAACTACCCGGATAGGGACGACCCAGAAGCTTGTGGAGGCTCTCTCACAACGAGGATAACCGTTTCTCCCTCCTCAAGCGAGTTGGGCACAACACATGGCAGCCCCAACGAATGGCTTATCTAGATCCTAGATGCCTTTTGCATGGCACAGGGTGTCTCGTATCCATGTACGCAACACGAGGATCTCTTGCTAGTTAGCCTTCCTCTGAGCAATCCAGTAAGCTTTCGGATCTGACTGATAGCCTTGGCTTGTCTATCAACGAGCAATATAGATCATTTAAAGCGCCTTTTCCCTAGCGGTCGAGTTGGTTTATCCTCTTTCTCTGCAAAATTATCACCCTCAACACCTTTCATCATCAATTTATGATGACAAGACTGCGAGACTTTCAGGTTCACTTATCAACTACAACAGACTTTATGAATAAACTTGCCAATTAACTCCAAAGGCCATCAGAGGCTTGATACCGTTGTCAGGCCATGTCAGATCGTCTGATTGTGTAACTGACGGTGAAGCCAACGCATCATCCGATAACGAAGTAAGACCGAGTATAAAAATCATCTCTATTTTGAATGTCATGCTTCAATGAACCCATTGTCAATTAAATGCTGCCCATTCAATTATAAGATAATGACAACTGAATGCGCACACAGCATAAAACAGTCCCACAACCCTTCGGATCAAAAAAAGACAGAGTAATGATATTTAGGAATATACCAATATCTTATTAGGAAAAGACGAATAGTATCATGATATTCACTGCTAAGGTTCTGAAATGAGCTATCGGCTGAAACGACACCATAAACCCAGCCTCCAAGCAACGAAGGCTTTGATAATTATCGTGTTGAATGACTGAAGCCTAAACTAAGGTATAATGTAATGATTATTAGAAAATTTCTTGGTTGGGAACTCGCATCTTCAGAGGATTATAAATCATGTTATCAGCAATACGGTGGCAATTTTTCTACCCATCCTGATGTGTTGTCTTATATTCATAATCAGACCCATTGCGCCGAGAAATACTTCGTTCATCATCGGTCTGGGATTATAGACGGAGCAGTCTGTGTTTGGAATAATACGTTAGCCAATGATCTGAGCACCGATTCTGTCACCTCGCATTTATATCTCCCTGTTGCAAAAGATGAACTTATCTTGCCTATAACAAGAAATCATCGTTTGATCATGCCATTCAGGAGTAAAATTATTTCACCAATAAATAAAAATATTATCAATAGAAATGAGTTTTTTAATTCAAATCGAACTATTTGCTTAGCAAAACCGGTGCATGCATTTTCAAAAAGAACGGCAAAAAAAAGAATAAGAGAATTAAATCACTTCTTAAATAGTGGCGGAGAAATAAGAAATCAATCTGATTTTTCAGCGAGTGATATGTTTGAGATCTATCATTCCCTTTTTGAAATGCGGAGAGGAAAACAAAAATATGATAAAGCTCTATTACTGAATTTCATCGAAAATTTTAGAGAAAACTTTTATGGGAAAATTCTTTTCATGAATAATACACCTTGTGCTTTCATGATGATTACACGCTGTGAATCCCACAAAACCATCGCATTAGACTACATCAATATCGGTATTAATAAAGAAATTAAAGAACATTCGTTGGGTTCCATTCTTATGTGGGTCAACATTAATGACGCATACACTAACATGACAAATGAAGATAAAGAAGTGCGGTTCTCTTTCGGGAGACCCTCATCTGAATATAAAAACATGTGGTGTTTCAAGGAAAAGGTTGGCAGATTGTTATGAGGAGTGGTATTGATATTAGGATAAAAATAAACTTATCTTAATTTCTTTAAAGATCAAATTAAAGAAAAAGTCAATAATAATATGGTGATGAAATAGAAAAAAGTCCCCTCATGATTGTTTATTCAAGAACAAGCATTTAAAGTAAAGATGGTAATAAAATTGAAAATGTAAAATGCATTCACAATTGCTAATATAGGGTCCCAGTCCGGAATGAATTTTAAACGGCATTTTAAACCAGAAATGCCGCACATTTATTTATAAATAAAATTTACGCCATTCAATAAGAGAGAGGATTAAATGACGCAATAATTAAGCAGTACAAACTCAACCACCAACATGTGCATGATGAGTCGTAGTGGGTAATATTTTCTTGAATTCGTTGATTAATGGTGAATGTGCGTCGACCGCTTAGCGACACGATGGTATTTTTTCCTTTTTTTCCATTCAGTCGTTATTTTTAAACTTTTGATCGATATTGAGGAAGACAAATTAAACCGCAGTTTAATTTCGACTGTCATGCCCGTTGTGGTTTTTTCAATCATAGGACAGTTAGCTACCGCAAATAAAATATTATGATTGGTCAATAGCCCCACCTCTCGGATAGTAAAGTCGCCAATTGAATCGGGTAATGAAATTGTTGCAATATACTGATTAATCTGACCATCCTCTAAATTCAGAGCAGACAGTTTTCCTCTAAACACTTCATTTACCAATTTTTTTTGAGATTCATCAGGGATGACATTCATCCCATTACCATCTCCTATCACAAACTGATCTAGAATCATAGGAACCTGTAATATTTCAGTTGCTTCTTCTATTTTTTTCCCGATTGCGGTAACGATACTATAGTACTTCATTTGACCACCTCTTGTTATTTTAATTATTTAGTAAAGTTCACAATAGATAAACTGGGATTCTCCTTATATAAAAAACACCTAACTTGACACTGATTAATTTATAAAAAAATAAAAATCAAGAATGAGCAAAGAAAGAGAATAAAAAACAATTACTAGGAGTGCCGGATAATAGCGTTGTTTTATTTTTTAATATTTACTGTTTTCTGACTCATCCTGATCGCTTGTAACTGATTATTTGCCTGCTCCAATGACGATAATAAACTATTTATCCAGAGTACGGCATGACAATAAGTTAATTTCCTGGCGGAAGGGGGACTAATATTGGCTGGGTCAACACCGTTGGTAGCCTTGGGCAAGGTAAAGGTGCGTAAACGATATGCTCTGCTGAGCAACTCGTGAGCAATAGATTCAGGGATAGCAACATTACAATTTTTTTCATCACTCAAAATTTTCCTGTATACAAAATTTTTTTCCTGTTTACTTGATTCTATTTTTTGATTGAATGCAAACGTTTTTTCAGCAAGTGAATTTAATGTATCGATCTGTTCTGTTTGATAATGTAAAAGACGAGTTTGTAAATTTAATTCTTGTCGGACATACAATATTTGATGTTGCATATTTTTATATTTCATAGCCACCAAGCTCGAAATTAATATCAATATCGTACTGATAACAAGACCCACTGCAATGTGAATTTTCAAAACGGTACCTCATTGTAAAAAGTTAATTTCTGAGCTGGATGATTTATATCAAAAAAACCCTTTCTCAATATTGAAAGGTGGACGGACTTCTCTTATAACAGTGAAAATCCTTGATGGAAATATTGCCAATTGGCATTTCTCTCTGACTGACACACAATAGCTATATATTGTTGATACATATTCAACCTAATTTTCAAAAAATAGTCCCAATGGAATTATTTACTTTTAAAAGTATTAAGCCTAAAAAATAATATAATATAATATACAACAATGAATGAACTTCACTTTGTCTGGACAGATATGTTATTTATTACCATTCATGGTTTTATAATTCAATCACCCCCAAATTCTATAATTAATTATCAGAGATAAAAAATTGATAAATAATGAATATGAATATGAATATGAATATGAATCGAATATTATTTTACGTTTTCTAATACCATAAAAATTAAGCAAGAGATAAAAATTAAATTAACGTCATTGATATCACATGAATGTATTTTAAATTAATAAAATAGCGTGTTATTTTTTCATTTTGTTCCCATGTCAATAAAAAACAATACGTCTCTTTTATAATTAAGGATACCTAAGGCGATAATGAAGTTACTAATTGTGACAAGCCAACTTGATAGTTGATAATAGCCGACCATATAATTCACGATCAGTCCACCATATACAAAAAAAAGCATTGAGATTATAATTATCAACTTAATCCTTTGATTTCTTTTTATAAAAATTCCGATTGAAATATAAAATATAATAAATAAGCTGATGATAGCATTGGTTTCAGCCGCATATTTACTTATTAGCATTATTACTTCCTTTACGTATTTTATTTAAAAATTCAACTAGGTTGTAATTATTTATAACAGTTAATAGCTTAATGGCTATCGTTGAAACAATCACCGCAGAAAGAGGATCCATCGTTCTTTCTGTATAATGTAACCATGTCCCTAGCCATGCACCGACGGGATCGGAACAGATAACACCAGCAATGTATGAAATCATAAAATAACTTACTTTCTTAAATTTATTTATATTGTTTTCAGTGGTAATATAAAACATCGATCCCGCAAATGAACCAAACAATACACCATAATCCGACCCACTGATAATACCATACACACTAACTAATAATAAAATAATAACGACTAGCGCTTTATCAAATATTGATATATTCATGAGAAACTCCTTAATTGCAATAAAACTACAACCTTAAATTAGAAAAATGATATTTATGGCATTAAAAAACCCCCGTCCGGAGGCCTTTTTATTAAGTAATTAACATCTCACATAGCGTTATATACTTTACATCAATTCAAATTGAACTAATAAGGATAATTAGATCAAATAGAGGGTGATATTATCAAAATCTTATAGGAGGGGCTGAGGCGAAAAACTGAGCAAAACCCGAGTATGTCGGGTTTTGATACAACTGAAACCAGCTTATATAGATAAGAGCATAATTTATTTCATATTACAAGCTTTTCTTCCAAAAGCTTGACACATAGGCTGATAAAGCATAAATTCCGCGATATTTAACCATTGTGTGATCCTACGGCGGCAGGTCATCTCACTCAAATCCCTGCATTGGTTTTGCATCTCTATCGCCATCTGGCGAATACTCTCACCTCGCCCATAATAACGTTTATGAACTATCTGCACAAAATACGGCGTGGTTGAGAACACATCCCCTATGATGCGATCTGTTGTTAAGGCTTCATCATCACTACAGAATGCCAATTTACTTTTTAGCCGACTATTTAAAATTTCCTTAAAATAATCAGTCAGTTCACTTTCAGATATCCCAGCTTGTTGTAAATCGTACAAAATTTTAGTTATTGCCTTTCTGGTTATCGGTTCAGAACTGATAATTTTATTAAAGACAGAACTTGTTTTGCCTCCTCCTATATATGCCCATCTCCCCCACATTTTTAAACGACTTTGGACCCACAGTTTCTCTAGTGTATTCAATGACCCTTTTGCGCTTAATTTTTCTACCTCAGATGGATAAATCATAAAATCTCCACACATTAGCTTATTTCCAAATTTTACGACTGCAATCGTAAAATGAGGACTGAGAAAAAAATGAAACTATTTCTTTATCATCCAGAGCGACTCAACGTGACGTATCAAGTTCCTGTTACATAAAAATACATCATACTCAATAGCTAATATAGCTTACAGGTACCAGTTATCAGCATCAGTTTCGTATTAAAAAACCAAAAAAACACATAACATTGCTTTGCCTCTAGGTAGGTTGTGTTAATTTTCCCTATCCTTTGACATTAAGCAGCGACAAATCTTGTCAAACTAAATGCAACTCAATTAAAAAATTCAATATATTGTGAGGTATATGGCATTACTGATTTTATTACTGCACAACTATTTTTTGTATTATCACTGATTAAATTGAGTTTTAGCTCCATATTCACGATGCTCATTATATGCACAGTAAAATTCCAAGTTTCATTACTGATATTACGATTAGTTATAATCATCAGAAATTCAATATTTAATAGGCAACATGTTTCAATAAGAAAAGTTAATCACAACTATTATTCCTCATCTTCACATTGTTTTTCCTTTTCTAAAATGCTAGATAAGATTATCCTCATGGACAAAAATCAACCAATATTGGTTGGGTTTATCTTATTTGGGTGACTTACTGGTTAAATTTTCAGTTAAATTTATATTGACCAATTATATTTACTGTTATACATGGTTTTGAACCAGAGGTAACTGCATGTATAGATAAAAATAGATGTTTGTTCTTACCTCAATTTAACTGGCATATAATTCCAAACACACTATATTTATTGCATATAGTGCATTCTATTTGACAAAAATGAATTGCGCAAGTTAGTTTGCGCAATCCGCAAAAAAACTTTTAACGAATTTATGAATATTGGAAAAAAAATTAGAGCAATAAGGTTAGCACGAAGAATGAAAATTGAAGAGTTGGCCGAAGCCGTTGGTCTAGACAGCTCGAATATTTCACGTCTAGAGACTGGCAAACAAAAATCGTTTACAGAACAATCACTTTATAAAATAGCAAAAGCACTAAACGTTAATGTTACCGCTTTATTTGATGATCCCTCACAGGAATCGGAGAACCTACTGTCGGACAAAACGAACCATCGGTCTGAAGTGTATAAGTTAGATTTGATTGACTTCCCAACTGATAACTCAGTGGACAATTATCATCCTTCAAAAAGCAAAACTACCGTACGTAATATTTATTATGCTCCTGAATATGCGCACGCCCTTTTTGGGAAAAAGCCTTCATCAGAAGTAAAAATGCTGTTAGTCACCGAAGATAATATGGCGAACACGTTGCTGCCGAGTGACCTTATTTTTGTTGATATAACAATCAATAAATACCAAGGTGATGGCATTTATCTTTTTAATATCAGAGGACAAACACAAATACGAAGGATACAAAAACTTGCCAAAAGCTTTCTGATAATTTCGGATAATCAAAGTTATAAAAGCCAGGAAATTTCCATAAATAACGAGATTGATATCAAGTTTTTGGGCAAAGTAATGTTAAGTCAGTCACAGATATTTAAACGTCATAGTTTCTAA